CATAGTAAGTGTTGTTTCAGCTTTTGGAAGTGAAGATATTGAAATATACATAGGGACTAACATAGATGATATATATAAAGATAACAATAGAGAATTTTACGATGAAGTAGAGGGATTAATAAATAATATATCATTAAACAAAGTTAAGATTGTAACACCATTAAAAGATATAACAAAAAAAGAAATATTAAAACAATTAGAATTAAATTTTTATACAGATTAACTATGAATATAATAAGCAAAGAATTTCATTTCTCAGCTTCACACAGATTAAATGGTTTGTGTGACGGCCATCCGTGTGGAAGATTACACGGACACAATTACATCCTGAAAATATTTTTAAAAGGAGAACCTGATAATGTTGGGTTTGTTCAAGATTACAACGACCTATCACCTATTAAAGAATGGATAGATGACACCCTAGACCATAAACATCTAAACGATATTTTTGAATTTAATCCTACTGTTGAGTTTATGACTAAACATATTTTTGATTTATTCAAAAAAGACTTTCCTAAACTACACGCACTCAGTATGAGTGAAACACCTAAAACAAATTGCTACTATGAGCCAACTTGGTAAATTAAATATATCAGAAATCTTTTACTCTTTACAAGGTGAAGGGTCAAGAGCAGGAACACCAACCTTTTTTATAAGACTACAAGGATGTAAAGCACAGGGAGCTTGTTATGCAAGTGGAGTTGTTTGTGATACTGAATTTGAAAGTGGTTCGGAATGGGAATTGAAATCTATACTAAAATGGTTAAAAGAAACAAATCCAAAATGTAATGAGATAACTTGGACAGGTGGTGAACCGTTAGACCAACTTACAAAAGAGATTATTGCTTACTTCAAAGAGGAAGGATATTTCCAAGCAGTAGAGACTAGTGGATTACATTCTGCTCCTGAAGGTTTAGATTTTATTTCTATATCTCCTAAAGTAGCAGAACACGTAGTAGCTAAAAACTTTAAAGAAGGAGTTAGTGAGTTAAGATATATTAGGCACAAAGGACAATGTGCGCCTGAACCAAAAGTGAAAGCAGAACATTATTGGATAAGTCCTCATTCAGATGGATTCACTATAAACAACGAAAACGTAAAACATTGTATTAACTTGTGCTTAGATAATCCAAAATGGAAACTAAGTGTACAAACACACAAACTATGGAATATACTTTAGAATATCATTTTCAACAAATCTTAAAAGGATTAGGGGAAGACCCTACACGGGAAGGATTAAGAGAAACACCAAAAAGATACATCAAATTTATGAAAGAGTTTCTTACTTCAAAAGAATTTAATTTTACTTCTTTTGACTCAGAAGGAACTGATGAAATGATAGTACAAACAAACATCCCTTTTTATAGTTTATGCGAACATCATATAGCACCATTCTTTGGAGTAGCAAATATTGCCTACGTTCCTAACGGTAAGATAGTAGGGTTAAGTAAGTTAGCAAGAACAATAGATTTGTATGCAAATAGATTTCAGAACCAAGAAAGAATAACAACTCAAGTAGCAGAAAGAATACAAAAAGAATTAAATCCTTTAGGTGTAGCAGTAACACTTAAAGCACAACATCTTTGTATGTGTATGCGAGGTGTAAAGAAACACGACACTTGGACTACAACATCAAAAATGCTTGGAGTATTTAAAGCAGATAACAAAGCAAGAACCGAATTTTTTAATATTATTAATAATGGACAAAAGTAGACACATAAAAAAGGAAGCAATGTTACAAGCGTTAGAAAACAGCTTAGGAGTTGTAACTGTTGCTTGTAAACAAACCGACACACCAAGAAGCACATACTATAAATGGTTAAAAGAAGATGAAGAATTTGCTAAAGCAGTTAAAGAAATAGAAAACATAGCACTAGACTTTGGAGAAAGTCAATTACATTCTCAAATGAAAGATGGCAATACTTCAGCAACAATATTCTTTTTAAAAACTAAAGGGAAGAAGCGTGGCTATATAGAACGAAGTGAATTAGACCTATCTTCATCTGAACCTATAAAATTAAAAGTAAATATAAAGGGTGTTGAATATTGATAAGGAATACACGTTAACGGAGTTTACAAATACACAAGAACAAGCAATAGAATATTTGTTTGACAATACAACAACAGAAGTATTATTTGGTGGTGCTGCAGGGGGTGGAAAGTCGTGGGTTGGGTGTGCTTGGTTAATATTAATGTGTATTAAATATCCGAAAACTAGGTGGTTAATGGGTAGATCTAAATTGGATAGTTTAAAGAAAACTACATTAAATACATTTTTTGAAGTATGTGAAGTATATGGAATGAAAGCAGGGCAACATTATAATTTTAATGGAGGTTCAAATGTAATAACATTTTGGAATAAGTCCGAAATAATGCTTAAAGATTTATTCTTATATCCTTCAGATAAAAACTTTGATAGTTTAGGTTCTTTAGAATTAACAGGGGCGTTTATTGACGAGTGTAATCAGATAACAGAAAAGGCTAAGAATATAGTAGCTTCAAGATTACGTTATAAGCTAGATGATTATGGATTAATTCCAAAACTCTTAATGACTTGTAATCCTGCAAAGAATTGGGTTTATACTCAATACTATAGACCAAGCAAAGAAGGGAAACAAAAGCCGTATAGAAAATTCATACAAAGTCTAGTTGATGATAATGAATATATAAGTAAATACTATAAAACACAACTACAAACTTTAGATGAGTTAAGTAAGCAAAGACTATTATTCGGCAATTGGGAGTATGACGCTACTAATGATAGTTTAATAGAATATGATGCTATATTAAATCTATTTAGTCAAAAAGGAGTGGGAGGGCAAAAATATATAAGTTGTGACGTTGCAAGATTTGGAAGCGATAAAACGATTATAATGTACTGGGAAGGGTTATATATTAAAAAGATAAGAACATTGCTTAAATCGGCTATAAACGATGTTGTGGATGAAGTGAGAGTGTTGCAGCAAGATAACCAAGTACCTTTAAGGAATATTATTATAGATGAGGATGGAGTAGGTGGAGGGGCTAAAGACTATTTAAGATGTCAGGGCTTTGTGAATAATGCTAGAGCTTTAAAGAACGAAAACTATCAAAACTTAAAAACTCAATGTTACTACAAAATGGCTGACCTTATAAATAAAGGACAAATAGGAATTACTTGTGAAGATATAATGGCAAAGAATGATATTATAGAAGAATTGGAACAAGTAAGAACAAAAGACGCTGACAAAGATAATAAGCTGCAAATCATTCCTAAAGACACAGTGAAGGCGATTATAGGCCGTTCACCTGATTATACAGATGCAATAGCTATGCGTTGTTATTATGAAGTAGATAGTAATTATGGTAAGTACTACGTACAGTAAACTAAATATGAACTTTTTCTATTATATATTATGAAAGTTAAAATCAAGAAAGAAGGAAACACTAAAGAATTTAACTTAATCAAAAGCTGGTCAGATGTCACACTTGAAAAGTGGGTTAAGTTAATAGAGTTAGAAAATAAAGATAAAAGTTTTGAAGCAGAGGAGACTATTAAGTTGTTGTCTGATATACCTAAAAAATTAATAAGAGAATTAGGTATTCAAGATGTCGCAAAATTGATGTCTAGGATCGGAGAGCTTCAGGCTAATGCTGCTGTTGGATTAAAAAACATAATAAAGATTGATGGTGTTGAGTATGGATTCCATCCTAATTTAGAAGATATAACACTTGGTGAATGGGCAGATATCGAAACATTTATTAAGGCAGGAATACAAAAGAATTTACCAGAAATAATGGCAATTCTTTATAGGCCAATAAAAGAGAAGAAGAATGACGCTTACATTATGGGTGCGTACGATGGCAATATAGCCGTCAGGGCAGAACAATTTAAGAAGATGAAGGCAGAACAAGTGCAAGGTGCATTGGTTTTTTTTTGGAGTTTCGCAATCGTATCATTGAAGATTTTGCCATCATTTTTGATGGAACAAGTGAACAAGAAGGGGGAGATGATAATGGAGAAGATTTCGCAGAAAAATGGGGCTACTTCGGAATAATGTATCGTTTGTGTAATTCTGATATTAGTAAATTAGAAACAATAACAAAACTAAACTTAATGGAATGTTTTACGTGGTTAAGTTATGAAACAGATTTAGAAAGCACAAAAAAAGTAAACATAAATGGCAATAAATAATAAGACGTATTATAATGTAATTGAAACCTTAAAGAATTTAGGGACAGAACATCAGCAGGTTAGCACCACAACAACAGGTGATATATTTTCAATAGACCTTGAAAAGAATACTAAATACCCTTTAATGCACATCAATCCTGTTAATGTAACAACAACACGAACTGAATTGATATACAACTTCCAGATATTTGTTATGGATTTAGTAGAGCCTGACAATTCTAATGAACAAGATGTATATAGCAGTGTATTACAAACTTGTATTGATATTATTGCAATTATGAGCAACAGTAAATGGCAATCACAATTAACATTAGATTTAGACGCACCTGTATATTTTGCAGAAGGGAATTTTACTTTAGAACCCTTCACAGAACGATTTGATCAAGCAGTAACAGGTTGGGTGTTTCAAGTAGGATTGACAGTACAAAACGACTTCCAATCTTGCGTTATACCAATGGACGACACGGCAATAGGCGAATGATAAAATTTAGAATATGGAAATTACACATACAATTAATACCACCAAAAATAACAATTAAAATATAACAAATGGCAGATTTAACAACAACAGTAACAGAAAGTGTAACATTGAATGGGGCAACACGAGGAACAACAAATGTTTTAACAACCACAGGAATAGTAGATGTGTTTGAAAGAATACTAACCTGCTCACATTCTAACACAACAACAATAGCAACATTTGCTTCTACACCTCACGCTTCAGCAGGGGCTTTAGATGTTGAGAATTGTAAGTACATAAGAGTAACCAATTTAAGCACAGATCAAGATATGAAATTAGCTTTAATAACCACCAACACTAATTACCAAGTAACAGTAAGGTCAGGGGGTTCACATATCTTGTTTCAAGCTGAAGAAGGTGCAATAGGTGAAACTGACACAAGTCCTGCTTTTGGTACATTAGAAGATATAACAAGTGTGCAAGTCAGACCAGCAGCAACAACCGACGTGCAAGTGGAAATATTTGTTGGGCTTGTATAATGGAAACAAAAAATATTGAAAGATATTTAGAGAGTTTTGGTCGTCAAGTAGCTAATAGGTCTAAAGGTAATTTGCAACGTAAAAAAGGGGGTGGGACCGCGATAGAAAAATCTATTGAGTTTGAAGTAGTAAAAGAAAAGGATGGATATAGTGTGCAATTTTATATGAATGATTATGGTACTTTTTTAGACAAAGGAGTTTCAGGAAATAAGCAGTCTCAATCTTTTAAAGAATATACAGGAACAGTAAAGACAAGTCCTTATAAGTACACAACAAGACAACCACCACCTGACATATTAGCAAGATGGATAAGCAAAAAAGGAATAAAAGGTAGAGATAAGAAAACAGGAAGATTCATTTCAAATATGAGTTTAGCTTTTATCATAGGTAAAAAAATAAAGAGAGATGGTATTGAAAGTTTAGCGTTCTTTCAAAAACCTTTAGGACTTGGATTAAAAGAGTTTAATAGTGATTTTTTACAAAACGTAAAAGAAGATATAATAGAAGAATTAGAACAATCTAAAACAACAATAAGCTAATGGCAAATATAATCATAGAACAACAACCATTATTCAAGACATTACCTGTCGGACAAGATATAATATTTACAGTATCAGAAGGAGGAAATGTAGTAGCAACTGAAACTATGGTGAAATTTATTGCAAAAGTATACGTGAGTGAAGATAAAAGTCAATTAAGCAATGCTTCAAGTTTAGTAGCAACTCTAAAAACAACACCAAATAATGCAGGTGTAGGAATGTTTGATCTAAGGCAAATATTAGAAAGCTATGTAAGTCCTGACCATTTAGGTACACAGAAAGATGTTCTTGGAATGACAACCAGCACATCAACTTATAAAACTGTGCAATTTTCAGCAGACAAACAATTCCCTGTTCATTTAATAGACAAATGTGCGTTAGGAGTTAATACTACAAAGTGGGTTTCTATTAAATTCAGAGTAGAATATTTAGGTGCTAACAATATTTATCCAAATGCAGTTTCTGTCGCTCCTGGATTTCAGTGGTCTACTGATTATTTAATGTTCAACGGTTATGTAAAAAACGAAGATACACTATATGCTGACGCAGGTGACTTTGGTCTTAATTTATATAGAGAACCTGAGATTATCCAATATGACAACACAATGAAATTCTTAACTAATGCACCTGTTACACAATATGCACGTCTTACTGATTATGGTACGGTGGCCTTTTTTAATATGTTAAATAGTGGTACATATTCATTTACAACAGGACCTTTAGGAACAACAAATACTGTGTATTATGTGAAGCTAATAATGTATGATAGTTCAGATAGTGTCTTGGCAACCGAATTATTAACTAATTATGCTGATGTTGGTCCTACTCTTGGGGGTGGTGCAGGTGCATATAGTAGCACCTTTAGTTACTCACATCTTGTA